GGCGAATGCGGCTGAGGCCGCGGACGCGATGGTGGAGCTCGCGAAGGCTGGCCTGTCCGCGCAGGACGCCATCAAGGCCGCCCGCGGAACGGTCCAGTTGTCGGCTGCCGCTCGAACTGACGTCGCAACCGCGGCGAAGATCGAGGGCGACATCATGGACCAGTTCGCCCTCAAGTCGTCCGAGGCTGCGCACGTTGCGGACGTCCTCGCGAACACGTCCAACAGCGCGTCCGGCGAGCTCATGGACATCTACTACGCCATGAAGTACGTGGGCCCGATCGCCCACACCATGGGCGTATCGATCAAGGACACCGCGACGGCGGTAGGCCTGCTCGGCAAGTCCGGCATCATCGGCGAGACCGCGGGCACCGCGCTGCGGTCCGCGCTGGTCAACATGGCCAAGCCGACGAAGATGGCGACGAAGGGCCTTCACGAGCTCGGTATCGAGGCGTTCGACCAGAACGGCAAGTTCAAGGGCCTTCAGTACGTCATCGAGAAGCTCGGTACGGCTAGCGAGCACCTGACGACCAAGCAGTTCACCGCGGCGACCGCGATGGCGTTCGGCAAGCCGGCCATGGCCGGGATGATCGCCCTCGCCCACCAGGGCGGCACCGCGTTCGAGCAGTTCGGCCAGCAGGTCGGCCGCGTCGGCGGCGCAGCAGCCCTCGCGGCGGCGGAGTCCAAGGGTCTCGGCGGCTCGATGCGCGGCCTCGGCAAGCAGATCTCCTCCGCGTTCCTCCAGGTCTACCTCGGCATCGCTCCCGGCCTGGAGAAGATCACCCGGTCGATGACCAAGGGCGTCTCGGACGCCATCCCGTACATCAAGAACGGCATCCGTATCGCCGGGGACCTGTGGGACATCTATGGGCCGACCGTGGAGGCGAAGCTCCACACGGCGACAAGCGGCATCGGGCGGGCCGCATCAGGCCTCACCGCCCCGCTGAAGGCCGCGATCACGTCGGCGGCCGTCGCCTCCGTGCCGCTGGCCATTACCTCCGTGCACTCCCTCGGCGAGGCCTTCGGCAACGCCAGCGCGGCGGCCCAGCCGCTGCTCGGCGGCCTGCAGGACATGTTCACATCCGTCTCTTCGGGGGCGGGTGCCCTTGGCGTGGTCACAGGCCGGCTCCAGGTCGGTGTCGGTCTCCTCGGCGACATGACTGGAGTCCTGCGGCCTATCGGGGAGATCGTCGGGGGAGTGGCGCACGCTTTCGCTGGCCTCCCCGGGCCGATCCAGTTGTCCGTGCTCGCGATGCTGGCGATGCGTCCGTTCCGCGGCCAGATCCAGGGCATGCAGAATGCTGTCGCTGGATACGGCCGGTCGGCGGTCACCTCCTTCAACGGCGTGCGCGGCGCCATGCAGACCCAGACGATCCTCGCCAGCCGGGCGGGAGTGTCTCTTGGCCGGTGGGGCTCCGGGCTGGCCGCCCTGGAAGCACGCTCCCCGACCATCGCCGCGATGGGCACGTCGTTCCGCAACGCCTCCACCGGTATCCAGGAGGCCGGCGGGCGCCTGGCCGGTTTCCGGTCCGCGGCCGGGGGTGCGATGGCCGCGATCGGTACGGGCGTGGGCCGTGGCCTGATGGGCGCCGCCAAGGGCCTTTGGAGCTTCCTGGGAGGCCCGTGGGGTATCGCCATCGGCGCCGCCATGATCGGCCTCGACATGCTGGCGAAGAAGCAGCAGGAGGCCGCCGCCGCGGCGGCAGCCCACGAACAGCGGATCTCCGGCCTCACGCAGGCACTGCAGCAGTCCGCCGGCGTCATGGACGGCAGCGTGCGCGCTGCCGCGGTGCAGACCCTGGCAGACGCGAAGCTGAAGGACGGCAAGACGCAGCTGCTCGATGTGATGCAGCAGGCGCACGTCGGCACGAAGGAGCTCACGGACGCCTACCTGGGCCAGGGAACGTCGATCGACACCCTGCGCAAGCGGCTGTCCGCCGCGGCCGAGGAGAACACCCGCTTCGTGTCCCAGGGCAAGGTGACCTCCAAGGTCTACACGCCGCAGGGGCAAATCTACAAGGACGCCGCGAATGCGCTCGGCTCCCTCTCGGGCGAGTTCAACACGGCAAAGAAGCGGCAGAAGGATCTTGCCGAGGCCACCAAGGGCTCTGGTGCCGCTGCCCTGGACGCCACCGACCCGACGGGTCGGCTCCAGGGCGCCATCAAGACGCTCGGCGACTCGGCGTCCGACGCTGATACGAAGGCCCGTGCGCTGCACACGGCCCTGGACCTGCTTGGGGGCGGCGAGCTCGACGTACAGGCCGCGGTCGCCAACATGAACCAGGCCATGCTCGACCTCAACGGCTCCTACAAGGACGGCGCTGACAAGTCGAAGGGCTACGGCAAGGCGCTCCTGCAGGTCGACGGCAGCCTCAACACGACGTCCGAGAACGGGCAGTCGTTGTGGACCAAGCTGCAGGGCCTCAACGAACAGACGGCCGGTGCCGCTCAGGCAACCTACGATTTCGCCCGCGCCAACGGAACGGCCGTCGTGCCTGCGCTGAAGCAGTCCGAGGCGCGCATGGAGACCGCCTACCAGGCTGCGGTCAAGGCCGGTCGGGCGTTTGGCCTCAACGCCGACCAGGCCAAGATCCTGGCAAACCAGATGGGATTCATTCCCAGCAGCCTGGCCATCACCATGTCTACGCCTGGCCTGTCGGCCACCGAGAAGCAGTTGCTGTACGTGCAGGGGCTGGCCGGGCACATGCCCAAGGGCTCCACGATCCGGGTGTCGGCGCTGACCGCCGAGGCCAAGAAGGACATCGAGTCCGTCGGCTTCAAGGTTAAGACGCTGCCGGGCGGCCGCCAGATGGAGATCACCGCCCCGACCGGCAAGGCTTCCGCCGCTCTGGACGCTCTGGTCGCGAAGAAACTTCCGAGTAAGTCGGTCACGGTGTCGGCCCTCACGGACGGTGCTATCGCGGACCTGTCGAGGGTGCAGAAGAAGGTCACCGGGACGCACGGCAAGAACGTCACGGTCGGCGCTCTGACGGGTGGTGCTGAGAAGGCTCTGACCAGCCTCGGGTTCCACATCTCCCGCACGCACGGCAAGCAGGTCACAATCACCCTGCCGACTGGGGGAGCTGCGGCCGCGGCACGCACCATTCAGGGCTACGTCAACAGCGTTCGCGGCAAAACCGTCCCGATTAACATCGTGACGACGCACACGGACCGCGGAACGGTCGCGCACGAGGGCGGCCGCTACGCAAATGGCGGCGTTGTCGACTATTACGCCGACGGCGGCATCCAGCGGGGCGGTATCCGACGCTTCGCTGGCGGCTCCGAGAACCATGTCGCCCAGATCGCCCCTGGCGGATCGTGGCGCGTGTGGGGTGAGCCGGAGACCGAGGGCGAAGGCTACGTGCCGTTCGCCAGGTCGAAGCGCCCCCGCTCCCGGAAAGTGACCGCGGAGATCGTGCGCCGCCTCGGCGGGGCGGTGCAGTGGTTCGCCGGCGGTGGCATTCCCGGATTCACCTACACGCCGACGGGCTCCGCGGTGCTCGGCGGGCCGTCGGATGCCAAGAGCCGCTACGACCAGGAGATCCAGGATCTCAAGGACGCCTGGACCAAGCTCACCGCCGCGATGTCGGACGCCAAGAAGAAGGCCGACGCCCTGCATGACGCGGAAAAGAACCTGAGCCAGGTACGGCACCGGCATCACACCAAGGCCCAGCTCCAGGCCGCCGAGAACCGCGTCGAGAAGGCGAAGAAGGCGAAGAAGAGCTCCGATGCCACGGTCAAGAAGGACCGGGCCGCCGTCAACGCGGCGGACAAGGAACTGGGGCTGAAGAACGGCGCCAAGGCGCCCAAGGGCTTCAATCTCAAGGCCTACGAAACCCAGCTCGACGAGTCGGTCCATGACACGGAGAAGTGGCGCAAGAACCTCAACAAGATCGGCGCCAAGGGCGGCAAGGAACTCCAGTCGATGCTGGAGGGTATGGGGCAGGAGGGCTACGCCCTCGTCAACAGCCTCGCCGGCGCGAGCGACAAGCAGTTCAAGTCCATCGTGAGCAAGCTCCAGAAGACCGGGGAGCTCGCCAAGGCCACGCTCAAGGACTTCAACAAACAGCTCAGCTCCAGCACCAAGGAGAATCAGCAATTCGCCGCTGATCTGCAGAAACTTGCCTCCCAGGGATTCGGTGACCTCGCCCAGGCCCTCGCCGCCCAGGGCGACCCTGCAGCGATGTCGCTCGCCCATGAGGCGGCAGGCAACAGCAAGAGCGCGGCCACGGCAAACAAGAACGTCGGCGCCGCACAGAACGCCCTCACCGGCGACGACCTGGCGAATTCACTGATTCTGCTGTCCACGCTGCGCGGCGGTGCAGGCCGCGGGTACGCCGACCTGATCGCGGCAGGCCTGGACACGGCGACGATCAAGGCACTGGTCCCGAAGATGACCAAGCAGATCGGCGGGCTGCCCGCCGCGAACAAGGACACCTTCGTCAGGCAGTGGGTCGCGCAGGGCGGCAAGGCCATGGCGCTGGGCGGTGTCCTGACCAGCCCGACGATGGTCGCGGGTGGCGAGGCCGGCGTACCCGAGGCGTGGATCCCACTCACGCCGACGTCCCGCAGCCGGGCCCTACTGGCCGCCTCCGCGGCAGCTCTCGGCTACCACCTGGTCCCTGCCAGCCGGTACGCGGCGGCGCCGTCGATGTCGTCCATGGCCAGGGAGTTCACCAAGCACATCGAGATCAATTTGTACGGCGCCAAACAGACCACCGCCGAGCAGGCGGCCGACATCGCACGCCACATGGCATTCGTCGGCTGACAGAGAGGGGGCGGGGTGCCGTTCACTGCGGGTACGGATCTAGGCGGTGTCCGGGCCGACCTCGGCGTCATCCCGCTCGGCGGGGTGGATACGGCCGGGGTCGCCTGGGCGCTGCAAAGCCTCGACGGCTGGGACAGCGCCGAGGTCCGGGCCGAGTTCTCCGAGCGGGAAGCCGACCACGGGGCGTGGGCCAGCCCCGTCTATCTGGGATCCCGGCCGGTCACCCTGACCGGGACGGTCACGGCCCCGGACCGGGCGACCCTTGAGGATGCCCTGGAACGGTTGCGGACTGCCGCGTCGCTCAGCGATACCACGCTGATCGTGTACGAGCTGACGGGCTCGAAGCAGGTGACTGTCCGGCGGTCCGGGAAGCCGCTGTTCGCCTACGTGACGGACCGGATCGCCACGTACAGCGTGCTGGTCACCGCGGGGGATCCGCGCCGCTACAGCACCACCCTGCAGTCCGGAACGACAGGCCTGCCCAGCACCACCGGCGGCCTGACCTTCCCGATCACCTTTCCGGTCACGTTCTCGGCGGTGACCGTGTCCGGGCAGATCAACGCCGTCAACGGCGGCACGATCGACACCCGGCCCATCCTGACCATCGCCGGTCCAGTCGTCGCACCGACCATCTCCGCCCTCTACGCGGACGGCACGGTGAGACAGCTCGTCTACTCACAGGACCTCGCCACCGGCGACGTCCTCGTCATTGACACCGACGCGCACACCGTGGTCCTCAACGGCGCCGTCTCCCGGCGCCGGTTCATGACGATCTCTGCAGGCTGGCCGACCATCCCCGCCGGCGCGACGGTCAACTACCAGTTCCAGAGCTCCACTTACAACGCCACAGCGATGCTGACCGCCACCTGGCGCTCGGCCTGGATGTGAGGAGGCCGTCGTGCCAGTAGACGTGTATGCCATCGATGGCCTTACGTTCTCGGGCCTGGAGGCCCGCCAGGCAGAGTCCATGCAGGTCATGACCGACGGCACCGCACTGGGTTCCCGCTCCGGTACACGGCCTGGCGACCCGGGCCTGACGTT